GCCGAGCAACCGGGGAGTACCAGAAGGACTTTACCGATGGGCGAATCTGACGCCGCCGCCGGCGAGACGCTACCAGCGAAAACGCCGACCGAGGAGGAAGAGGATAGACGGATCTTCGATCTCGTCCTCAGCGGCCACCCCAACGAGCAGATCCTCGACTACGTGAAGAGCTGCGGCCACCATGACCCAGGCAAGATCGCACTCCGGGCCGTCTCCAGGTTTGTAACCCAGGCCGAGGGCGTGCCCGTTGTGGCGCAGTGTGGATTCCTGCTCGACAGCTATCGGGAACTCGCCCGGAAATGCGCCGATATCGGGGACTTCCAGGGCGCCCGGGCATGCATGAAAGAGTACTTTGCCACGGTGCGCTACCTGGACGAGCGGGGTTTTGCCCGGCGAGATGAAGACTAAGGCAAATAGGGATCTCTTCGCGGGCCTCCGGAAGCGCGCGCCGAAGGGCCAGCCTGTGGGCTCGAACGCAGCAACAGACGCCTACGCGCGCCGGAGGGAGTCGGCGAGGCGCCTCCAGGCCGACATGGCCACCGCAGGCCGCGACATCGGCGAGTTGCCGTCGGTGGTCGATCCCGATCGGCGCGATCGGTGCCGGCTGAGCTTCCGGTCGTTCTGTAACGATTACTTCCCCGAGACGTTCGCGCTGCCGTGGTCGCAGGATCACCTAACTGTTCTCCAGCGGATCGAGCAGGCCGTTCTCCACGGCGGGCTGTTCGCGATGGCCATGCCGCGCGGGTCCGGGAAGACTTCGCTCTGTGAGACTGCGTGTCTCTGGTCGCTGGTCTACGGGCATCGGGATTTCGTTGCGCTGGTCGGTGCGAGCGAGGCGCACGCGGATGAGATGCTCTCCTCGCTGAAGGCGGAAATCGAGACTAACGATCGGCTGCTCGAGGATTTTCCCGAGGTCTGCTTTCCGGTCCGGGCGCTCGAGGGCATTCCGCACCGGTGCGGCGGGCAACTCTACCAGGGCGAGCGCACGCGGATCACGTGGACGGCGGGCCGGTTCGTGCTGCCGACGATCCCGGGGGCGCTGGCTTCGGGCGCGATCGTGAAGACGGCGGGCATCACTGGTCGCATCCGCGGGATGAAGCACAAGCGGAGCGACGGCAAGACCGCGCGGCCGTCGCTGGTGATCTGCGATGATCTCCAGACGGACGAATCCGCGCACTCTCTGACACAGTGCGAGAGCCGTGCACGTCTGGTGGCCGGCGCCGTGCTGGGGCTGGCTGGACCGGGGAAGCGGATCAGCGGCATTCTTCCGTGCACAGTGATCCGGCCGGGCGACATGGCCGACACGATCCTCGACGCGACGCGACATCCCGAGTGGAACGGCAGCCGGATGAAGCTGCTCTATTCCGAACCGACGAATGCGAAGCTGTGGGAGAAGTACGGCGAGCTCCGCGCGGAGTCGCTCCGGCAGCACAACGACACGCGCGATGCGACGGCCTTCTACGCGGCGAACCGCGAGAAGATGGACGCGGGCGCTGTGCCGGCGTGGCCCGAGCGGTTCCTTCCTGACCAGATATCGGCGATCCAATACGCGATGGACTTGAAAATTCAGGATGAGCGAAGCTTTCAGGCCGAGTATCAGAACGACCCTCTACCGGAAGACGACGCGATGATCGACGAGCAGCTCACGATCGATCAGATAACGCAGCGCGTCAACGGGTTCAAGCGTGGCATTGTGCCAGCGGATCACGACGTCATTACGGTAATGGTCGACGTGCAGAAGAAGCTGCTCTTCTGGAAAGTGGTCGCGTGGAAGGACGACTTCTCAGGGGCAATCATTGACTACGGTTCCTATCCGGATCAGAAGGTGCCCTACTTCACGCTGCGCGATGCGAAGCGCACGCTTGCGAAGGCTGCACCTGGCGCCGGGCTCGAGGGGTCGATCCGCGCGGGTCTCGACTCGTTGGAGCCGCTGCTGATCGAGCGCGAGTGGCTGCGGGAGGACGGCGTCCCGCTCCGGGTCTCGCGGATGATGGTCGACGCGAACTGGAGTGAGTCGACCGAAGTCGTCTATGCGTGGGCGCGGGCATCGAAGCACGCGGCGATCATCTACCCGTCGCACGGCGTCGGGGTAGGCGCCAGCTCAAAGCCGATGACGGAGTACGACCGGAAGCGCGGGGACAAGATCGGGCATCACTGGATGATCCCGTTGAATGCAAAGAAGCGGGCCGCGCGGTTCGTTCGTTACGACGTGAATTTCTGGAAGAGCTTCATCCGAGCGCGGCTACTAACGGCGAAGGGCGACAAGGGGGCTCTGTCGATCTTCGGCAGGAAGCCTGCGGATCACCAGCTCCTTGCCGAGCATTTCACCTCGGAGTATTCGGTGCGGACGGCGGGGCGTGGGCGAGAGGTCGACGAGTGGAAGCTCCGGCCTGGGCATGAGAATCACTGGTGGGATTGTGTGGTGGGGGCAGCGGTCGCGGCGAGCATTCAGGGCGTGGCGCTCCCGGGGGCTGGGCACGGGAAGACGCGGGGCGGCATCCGACGCGGTCAGCGCGTGCGACTGTCTGACGTGCAGCGCGGCCGGGCTGGCGCTGGAGCGGTTTCGGTCAGCGCGTCAGCGAGTCCGGATGAGACGTCTTCGTGTCGTCGCCGGGTGAAGCTCTCCGACGTTCAGCGTCAGCGGCGCACGGCGTAGACGCTGGGGGCGGACCATCGGGCGTCGAAACTTTTTGTTGACGCTCGCGGTATTCGTGCGTATCCTTGTTGATATCAATGGAGTGAATCACTCTTTTGACTCAATTTATCGTCAGACCTGATCGGATATCGCGACAGAAACCGCACGATGGCAGACGAGATCCTCGACAAAATCCAGGAAAGCGCGCTTGGCCCGAAGCGGGTTCGTGGTGATTCTGGCGAGGTCGATCAGCACCCGCTCAAGGATCTCATCGAGGCTGACAAGTATGAGCGGTCGAAGGCCGCGGCTTCCGGGAATTCGAAGAAGGGCTGGAAGCTGGCGAAGATGATCCCGCCGGGTGCTGTCTGATGGCGACATCTACGGCAGCAGTCGGGAGGTCGGCCCAGAAGGCGGGGTCTCGCTCTGCCGTGAAAGCAGCGAAGGCAACGCGGCGCGTCAAGACTCGGCTGAGCACGAAGGTCGGTCAGGTCATCTTCGCGAAGTTCGACTCCGCGCAGACGAGCGACCGCAACAAGAATCACTGGGCGTGGGCGGACTCGCTCTCTGCGGATGCTGCTGCAAGCGCGGCGGTGCGCCAGAAGCTCCGAGACCGCGCGCGCTACGAGGTTGCCAACAACAGCTATGCGCGAGGGATCGTCAACACGCTGGCAAACGACTGTGTAGGCACGGGGCCGCGACTCCAGCTCCTCGACGCTGGCGCTCGAGCCGGACAGGTCGAGGCGGATTTCGAGCTCTGGGCGCGAGCGGTGAAGCTCGCTAAGAAGTTGCGGACGATGCGGATGGCACGTTGCCAGGACGGCGAGGCGTTCGCCATTCGCGGGCAGAACGCTCTGCTGCGGACGGTCGTTAAGCTCGACATTCGTCTCGTGGAAGCCGACCAGGTCCGGAGTCCGTGGGCGGGCGCCGACTCGTTTTCTGCGGTTACCGAGACGGACGGCATCACGCTTGACGAGTGGGGCGACCCGGTCAGCTATTCGGTCTCGAAAGAGCATCCGGGCGGCACGTCGATCGGTGGTCTCCTGACTGACAGTTTCATCACGATCCCTGCCAGTGACATGCTTCACCTCTTTGGGGTGGACCGACCGGGGCAGCACCGAGGCATTCCGGAGATTCAGCCGGCGCTCCCACTCTTCGCGCTGCTTCGTCGCTACACGCTGGCGGAAGTCTCCGCGGCAGAGACAGCGGCGAATTTCGCGGCGGTCATGCACGGCGACGCGCCGCCAGACGGCGAGGCAGAAGACGATCCAGATGCGATGGACGAGATCGAGATCCCGCGCAACGGGATGCTCACTCTCCCCGCCGGATGGAAAATGTCGCAGTTCAAGGCCGAGCACCCGTCAACCGGCCATGTGGCGTTCAAGCGATCGATCATGTCCGAGGCCGCGCGGTGTGTGGACATGCCGCTCAACGTGGCGCTTGGCGATTCGTCGGAGTCAAACTACGCATCCGGTCGTCTGGATTACCAGATGTACGGCAAGAAGATCGAGATCGATCGCGATGACATCGAGTCGGTTGTGCTCGATCCGATTCTCGCTGACTGGCTTCGCGAGTATGAGCTTGCGACCGGCGTTCGCGTCTCTGGCCGTCATGAGTGGTTCTGGCCGGGGCGCGAGCACGTCGATCCCGTGAAGGAAGCGAACGCGCAGAAGACGCGGCTCGAGTCGCTCACGACGACGTTATCCGAGGAGTGCGCGAAGCAGGGCCTCGACTGGGAGGACGTTCTCGATCAGCGGGCGCGAGAGCTGAAGAAGATGAAGGCGCTTGGGCTCTTGGTTGCACCGGCATCATCTCGTGCTGTTATCGAGGACGATTCGGATGAAGACGACGCCGAGGGGGAAGAGGAATGAGCCTCGCCATGGCAGCACTCCTCGCCGCGTCTGAAGCTGATGGTCGGAAGTGGCCTCGGGTCGAAGGGATGGCCTACACCGGAGCGAAGGTCCGCGTGGGCTTTTCCTATCCGCTCGTGATGCGGCTGTCCGGAGGGCGGCTGCTTCCCAACACGCCGATGCTGGCGAACCACCAGAACCAGACAGGGTCGCGGCTCGGTCTCGCCGACAAGATCGAAATCACCGATGACGGTATCCCGTTCTCTGGCGATATCACCTCAGACAGTTTCATCGCAAAGGACATTGCGACTCAGGCCGATCGCGGCGCCGAGTGGCAGGTGTCGATCGGTATCCGTGAAGTCATCGCCATGGATTTCGTCGACGAGGATGAGGAGCGCGAGGTCAACGGCGTGCTGATGGCGGGGCCGTTCTACGACGTGCAGAAATGGACGCTCGGCGAAGTCTCCATTGTGCCGATGGGCGCCGATCACAAGACTAGGATGCGGATTGCTGCCACTATCGGCGGCTCAGGAGGAGAGATGAAGACGTTCGAGATGTGGCTGACGGCTCGCGGTATCGACGCGGGCGGACTCACCGAGGCGGCGAAGGCCGCTCTACGGCTGGAGTTCGATGGTGAGGTCAAGCTCGCGGCCAAGGCTGCCGACGGACCGGCCGGGAAGACGGCGAATCGAACCAAGCCCGAGACGGAGGCGCCGATCCAGGCCGGCCAGCCGGTCGACGTAGAGGCCGCAGCCGCTCGCGCGGTGAAGGTCGACCGCGAGCGTCAGGCCGAGATCCGCAGGATCTGCCTCGGTGCCCACGACGAGATCGAGGCATCGGCTATCGAGACGGGCGAGACCATCGACTCGGTCCGAGCAAAGGTGCTCGCCGCCGAGCGTGCGGCGCGTCCCCCGGCTGGCGTGAACACGATCATCCGATCGTCGGAGACCTCGGCCGACGTTCTCGAGGCGGCGCTCTACCTCGCCGGTCGCGGGGCTGACCCTGAGAAGCACTTCGCCGCGAAGTCGCTGGAGCTCGCCTCCGGCCAGTACAAGGGCGGCATCACGTTCAGTGAGGTGCTTCTCGCCGGCGCCAGAGCGAACGGCTACATGGGGATGCGACCGGTGAAGGCGAACCTCCGCGAGATCATGGAACACGCCTTCCCGATCCGCGCTGCGGCAGGGTTCTCGACGCTCGCGATCAGCGGCATCCTGAGCAACACCGCCAACAAGTTCAGCGTGGCCGGCTTCGATGCGGTCGAGTCGGTGTGGCGGTCGATTGCATCGATCCGCAACGTGAACGACTTCAAGCTCGTCACCGGCTACCGGCTGACCGGTGGGCTGGAGTACGACGAGATCGCGCCCGGCGGCCAGTTCAAACACGGCACGCTCGGTGAGGACACCTTCACGAACCAGGCGAAGACCTACGGCAAGATGCTGGCGATCACGCGCGAGGATATCATCAACGACGACCTGGGCAAGCTGACCGAGGTTCCGTTCCGGCTCGGTCGTGGCGGCGGACTGAAGCTCAACAAGGTTGTCTGGTCGCTGTTCATGGACAACGGCACCTTCTTCACCAGCGCTCGCGGAAACTACTTCGAGGGCGCGGCGACGAACCTCTCGATCGACTCGCTGACCACGGCAGAGCAGAAGTTTCTCGACCAGACGGACGGGGACGGCTACCCGGTCGGCATCATGCCGAAGACGCTCCTTGTGCCCACGGCGCTGTCGGCGAAGGCCGCGCAGCTCATGAACTCGACCGAGATCCGGGACACCACCGCGTCGACGAAGTACGCGGTGGGTAACCCGCATGCGGGCAAGTTCACACCGCAGGTCTCGGCGTACCTGTCGAACGCGGCGATCACCGGCAACTCGTCGACGGCATTCTACCTTCTCGCCGATCCGATGGACGAGGCGACTATCGAAGTCTGTTTCCTGAACGGCCAGCAGGCCCCGACGATCGAGCAGACGGACGCCGACTTCTCGACGCTCGGTATCCAGATGCGCGGGTTCCACGACTTCGGTGCAGCGATGAAGGAGTACCGGGCTGGTGTGAAGAGTAAGGGCGCAGCCTGAGACTGAGACGACTGGTCACTGACTGACTTCACTGAATCCAATGACGCGGCGCGTTGAGGCGCCGCCAAGACCAGGAGAAAGACATGGGAAACTTCGCATTCGAATCGGGCGATCAGGGCTCGATTGTCCAGTTCACGGCCGCAGCCGATCTGACTGCGGGCGAAGCGGTGATCGACGGCTCGCTCTTCGGTGTCGCGACGCACGCGGTATCCAGCGGCGATCTCGGATCGCTCGCGGTCGACGGGATCTGGAAGTGCCCGAAGACCGGCGGCGGCGGCATCACGTTCTCTGTCGGCGATCACGTCTACTACGACGTGGCGCCCGGACAGCTCGTCACGAGCGACGCGGACGCCGGCGCGAACATTCACATCGGGCTGGCGGTCGAGGCAGCGGTGAACGCGGACACGACTGTCCTCGTTCGCCTCCAGCCATTGGCCGCGTGACACTGACCCACTGACTGACGACGATGGCTGATCTTCTGAAAACTGGCTCCGCATGGCTCGAGGCCCAGCGCCACGAGCACATGTCCTCGACCGTCACGTACCGCCGTGGCGGGGACTCTGTCGAGCTCTCCGCTACGGTGGGCCGGACGCGGTACGAGTCGGCAGACGATCATGGCCTCATCGTGAAGTCGGAGGCGCGGGACTACCTGCTGCGAGCGAGCGATTTGATTCTCGGCGGATCGACGACGACGCCCGAGCGCGGCGACAGGATCGAGGAGACGATCGGCGCGAGCGTCTACAGCTACGAGCCGTTTCCGCTTGGCGGCGAGCCGCTCTGGCGGTACTCGGACCCGCTGAACGAGACGATCCGAATCCACACGAGGCACGTGTCGACGGCATGAGCGTTCATCTCGACATAGCTAATGCTGTGGTTGCGAAGCTGAACGCGGCGCCGCTGTCGCTGTCGAGCGAGCGCGGTTACCTCGTCGAACATGATTTGCCGGACCTCGTGACGCAGCGCGTTACCGTGGTGCCCGCGGGGCTGACCGTCGAGGCGCAAGATCGCGACGCTCAGCGGCATGACTACGTGATTGACGTGGCGGTCGAGAAGAAACCGGCGTCGCTCGATCCTGACGATGTTGACGGGCTCATGGATGTCGTTGAGAGCGTGGTCGATGCGTTCCGGGGGAAGGCGCTGTCGGGTCAGGCCTCGGCGAAATGGATGGCCGTCGAGGTAATGCACCAGCCCGAGCGGATGGTCGAGTTCGGCGTGTTTGCGGCGATCGTTAGGCTGACCTATCGCGTCCGCCGGGAGGCGACGGCATGAGCGCTGCGATCAAGGTCAATGTCAAGATGAAAGACGACACCAAGCGAGTCAAGAAGGCCGTACAGCGCGCGAATGTGAAGAGTCTCGGATCGGCTGGGGCTTACGTGCGGGGCATCGCCCGGAGGTCGATCAAGGTGTCATCGGATGCATCGGCCCCCGGGAAGCCGCCTCACTCGCGCAAGGGCTTGCTCAAAAACGCGATCATCTTCGGCGTGGACAAGCCGAACGAATCCGTTTTCATCGGTCCGGCGGCGACGCACATCGGGCGAAAGGTCGCTGGCGTTCACGAGTTCGGTGGGACAAAGACCGTCGAGATCAAGCCGAACTTCAAACTGGAGATGGGCGGACACGGGCCGATGGGGTATCGCGGCGCGCGGATTCAGGTGGCTCGGCTCGACACGCGGCGCCGGCTGGCGCGGGCCAAGATGGTCGCGAAGACGATTCCGTCTCGTCGTGTGTCGGCGAAATACCCGGTGCGGTCGTTCATGGCCCGAGCGCTGAAGATTGCCGCTAGTCGGCTGCCCAGAGAATGGGCGGGGAGTGTACACGAATGATCGGAAGAGAAGCGCTGGCCTACCACGGGACGGCGGGAACGGGGATCGCGACGTTGCTTATTGCTGGCGTTCGTGACGTCAACTGGACGATCGAATGCTCGGCGATCGAGTCGGTAGATCGGGACTCGATCTGGAAGACGAAGAAGGCCGGATTCCTCTCTGGGAGCGGCTCGCTCGAGGTCACCTATGATCCGACCGACGCATCTCACCAGGCGTTGGATTCTGCGACGGAGGCGGGAACAAAGATCGCGCTGAAGTTTCTCGACTCCGCTGCTGGCGCTGGCATGATCGCGGACGTGGTTTTCTCGAGCGGTGAGCAGTCCGATCCGCTCGAGGAAGCGGTCACGCGCACCTACAATTTCGAGTTCGACGGCACGATAACGGCGGTGGCCTGATGATCATCGGACGAGCAACGGTTGTATCACACGGGGCGGCAGGCGGTGCTCCGGCGACGGCGCTGACCGGCGTTCGCGAATCGAGCTACAGCTACAACGCCGACGTGGCCGAGTCGATGGATCGTGATTCGGCCTTCACGTCGAAGGACGTCGCGCTGCTCGAGGGCTCGGCGTCGATCACGCTGACGTGGACGAATCACGCGAGCCAGGTAGCCGTCCTCACGGCGATGCTGGCGCGGACGCTTCTTGCGTTCAAGTTCGTCGACGAGGCCGGCTATGGCATCTATGTCGACTGCGTCATCACCTCGTTCGGCCGCGCCGAGCCGGTCGGCGATCACCTCACGATCCCGATCGAGCTGGCATGGGCCGGCGCGCCGACTGGAGTGGCCCCCATCTGATGCGCGCTTTCACTGACACGGCCGGGCGGTCCTGGGAGATTGCGATCAACGTCGCGCAACTCAAGCGGTTGCGCGCCAAGCTGGGTCTCGATTTCCTTCACGACGACAAGGGTTTGATGGAGTCCATCGGGCAGGTGCAGATGGACCCGGAGCTGCTTGCGTCGCTGCTGTTTGTGCTCGTCGAAAAGCAGTCCGAAGCGGCAGCGGTGACGGCGGAAGACTTCGAGGAGGCTCTTGCTGGCGACGTGATCGCTGATGCCACCGAGGCGTTCATCCTGGCTCTCGTCGAGTTCCTCCCTCCTCACCGGCGCCGGCCTCTGGCCGAGGCGGTCGGCGCGATGCGGGAGGCGATGGGCCGGGCGACGGATCGAGCAGTGGAGATGATCCGGAGTCCGGAGATGCTGGAGCGGATCGATCGAGCTATGGCGGAGGCTGGCGAACCGTCTACGAGCTCGCCGGAATCGTCGGAATTGACCCCGGACCCTACACACTCAGGGAGCTGACCTGGATGGCTCAGGGACACGAGCGATCCGAGTGGAACCGGGCGAGCGGTTTGATGGCGCTCGTGGCGAACATGGGGCGCGACCCGAAGCGTAGATCGCGGCCGTTCTCGCCGGATGAGTTCAATCCATTGGCCGCCCCTCGGCGGGCGGACGCCCCTCGAGCTGGTGTCGGAGATGGCGCCCGGCGCGTCACGCCGGCAGACATCGCGAAGCTGAAGGGGCCGAAGGGTGGTGCTCGTGGGAGTCGGTGACGTCAAAGCTGGCGGCGCCGTCGTCGAGATCAGCGCCGACTCGTCGAAGCTCACGAAGGGGTTGGCGAGTGCGCAGAAGATGCTCGCCGGATTCGGCACGGCGGTGAAGGGGATCGGGCAGGATCTGGTCGGGCTGTCTGCCGTGATGGTCTCGCCATTCGTCGGCGGGGCGAAGGCGGCGGCTGACTTCGAACAGCAGATGGCGAATGTCTCGACAATGGTCCAAGGCAACGACGCCATCATGGCGAAGTTCGGGACTGGCGTTCGCCAGATGTCAGTCGAGTTCGGGGAGTCCACGGAGACGGTCGCCGGCGGTCTGTATCAGATCCTGTCTGCCAGCGTGGCGCCGGAGGATGCGCTAGGTGTCCTGGCGGTTGCGATGAAGGCGGCGAAGGCCGGCATGACGGACACGACGACGGCAGCGGACGGGATCACGACGGGGCTCAATGCTTACGGGCTCGCGGCATCGGATGCTGGCCGGGTTTCCGATCTGATGTTTCAGATCGTGGCTCGCGGCAAGACGACCTTTCCGGAGCTGGCCGAAAACCTCGGGAAGGTGGCTCCGGTCGCGAGCGCCGCTGGCGCGCCGATGGAAGAGCTCGGCGCGATGATCGCGCTCGTCACGAGAAACGGTATCCAGACAGCTCCTGCGATGACCGGAATAGCGAGCGCGATCAACACGTTCCTGAAGCCTTCTGCGGAAGCGTCCCGAATCGCTAAGGAGTACGGGATCAACCTGTCCGCGGCGGGCCTCAAGTCAGACGGCTTGCGTGGGTCCATGGATAAGATCAGCAAGCTGCCCACGGATATCATCGCGAAGCTCTTCCCGCAGGAGGCGCTGAAGGTCATCATCCCAGCCGCGAACAACGTCAAGGCGCTGAACGAGGACGTGCAGGCAATGGCCGCGAGCGCCGGCGCCACTGGCACGGCCTACGAGAAAATGACGGATACGGTCTCGCAACGGTTCGCCGAGCTGAAGGCAGCCGTGACGGACGCGCTCATCGAGATCGGCCTAACGTCGGAGGATGAGACGACGCGAATAATCACGGGGCTGACGGACGCGGCGACGGCTGCGAAGGAATGGATCTCCGAGAATAGAGAGATCGTCATCCTTGCGGGAAAAATGGCGATCGGGATCGGTCTCGTTGGCACGGCACTGGTAGCTGTTGGGACTGGCGCTGTAGCGGCGTCGACAGTTCTCGGCGGATTGATGAAAACGATGTTCGCTGTCAAGGCAAGCTTTGCTGTTGTTGCTGCTGCCATCGGGTTCTTGATGTCGCCGATTGGAATCGTCATCGCTGGCGTGGTCGCGCTCGGGGCTGCAATGTGGAAGTTCTCGCCACTTGTTCGCGATGTCTGGTCGAAGGTATCCGATGTGATTGGTGGCGCGTGGAAGGCCGTGTGGGGCATGTTGAAGGCCGGCTGGGCCCTGATGGTAGCGGTGTTCTCTGGGGATTCGGCGAAGATAAGTGCGGCGTGGGATAAGTTTACCGATACTGCTGGTGGCGCATGGAAGGCCGTGTGGAACGTCCTGAAAACCTCGTGGGCGGGCATGGTGAAGCTCTGGGAAAACCGAGGCACCGTCATGGGGGATGTCTGGGATGGGGTGATGAAGCTCCTGTCCCGCGCGTGGGAAGCGGTTCAGGGCACGCTCGCGAAGGGCTGGAAGTGGCTTGAGAAGCAGTGGCCAGAGCTGACCTATCTTCTTGAGGGCCTGTGGGAGGCCTTTACGGGAACAATGACTTTGGCTTGGAACGTCGCGTGGACGCAGCTCAAGGTTGCGTGGGCGCTGCTCGAGCCAGCATTGAATCTCATCGTGGATGGTCTGAAGAGGTTGTGGGGGATCTTCGTGGATGTCATCTGGCCGCCGGTCAAGACGGCGATCAATCTTGTGATAACCGCTGTAGGCGGGTTGCTTCATGCGTGGGGTGAAGTTACGCGAGCTATATCGAATCTTTGGACAACGTTTTGGCATGGGCTCTATAACACTGCGGTATCAATCTGGAACTCAATCCTAGGCCTGTTCAGTTCGAAGCCGACGATGTCTGTCCGTGTGCAGAGTGTGGGCGCATCGCGTTTGGGGGTTGCCGGAATGGCGGGCGCTGGCCTGGCCGGCCAGATCGGCCGGCTATCGTCGTCATCTGGGGCTCGTCCTTCATCGGTTGCCTTCGGTGGTGTTGTGCCGATGGGCGCCTTCGGTGGCGGGTCTCGCGCAAGCACTGCGCAGATGGAGACGCTCCTCACCAGGATGCTCACGCGACTCGAGCGCATCGATCGCAACACGGAGGACGGACTGGGGCTCCGACTCACCTGATGGCGACGCTCGCAGAACAGTTTACCGGCCGCACGGAGACGCTGAGCGACACGTCGCCGAGCGTCGAGATCGAGTATGTGGTTCGTGGCGCGTCGAGCGAATCAGTTGTTCACGCCACCGCGATGGCAGGGATTCCGCTGGAGTTCTATCTTCCGCAGGGCGTTCGTTTGGAGCGAGAGTCGATCGAGATATCGGGGAGGATGACTGGTTCTGATTGGCGCGTGAAGGCCCGCTTCGAGAAGCCGTCCGCGATTCGCGACGAGGCGCTGTCGTTCGAGATCACCGGCGTCCCTGTCCATATCGAGACGTCGATTTTCACTGGTGCCGGGTACGGCCCGAGTGTTGACGCATCCCGAGTCAACGTGAGTTCCGTGATCGGGTGGGATGGCTCCACCGTTCTCGGGACGGACATCCTCCAGCCGGTCTACTCGCCCGTTGTGCGAAAAACGGTGACTGGAGATGTAGTAACGGCGTCGTTTCGCGCACAGCTGCAAAGCCTCTGCGGTCACGTCAACGCAAGTTCAATGGCCGGCTACGATCAGCGAGAGATCCTGTTTCTCGGCGCGAGCGGCTCGCCGCTGGATACGGGAAAATGGGATCTCGTCTACAAGTTCGCAGTCAGGAAACATCGATACGGCTTCCTCGTCGGGGACATTGCGGTTGTGTCGATGTCAGCCTGGAACGTCATGGATGTTGAGTATGTTGACCGGGTCGTCAACGGGCGAATGCTTCGCGTCCCGGTGGCCGTTTATTCGCACCAGGTCTATCAGACCGCCGACTTTTCAATACTTGGGGTGACGTCGCTCTGATGGTCGCGCAGAAGCTACCGCGAGGCGCGCGAGTGGAGTTGTCCGCTGAGGCCTTCGGCGCTATGGTTGATGCCGCAGCAGCGACCGCGACGCAGCAGGCAAGCGCTCGCGTGCCCGGCGTCAGTCCGTCGAAACGACAGTATGGGCCCCCGCTTATCAAGAACAGCACGAGCTCGAATCTGGATCGGTTCTCGGTTCTCGGGGTGAGCAGCATCGCGATCACCCACGATACGAACGCGGACAAGTTCTTTTCTCAGGTCGTGATGGATGGCACCATCCCCGATGAGTCGCTGCATCTCGGACGGTTCGCCGTGCTCCTGGCGCCAGCGAAGTCGGGCGATGTCGTACTCGCCGCGATCGGCGGGGTCGTCCCGGTGCAGATCGACGGCGAGGGCTCGGAGCTTGGGCGCCGTGCGGAGATCGTCGGCGGCGCCACCAATCGGCTCCGACTGATCGGCTACGGCTCCGCTGATGTCCTCTGGCGGGCGTCCGGTACGGGCGTTCAGTGGGGCGTTGTGAGGTTCGGTGATGCGCCGGCCATGTTCCCTGTTCGCCTCACAGAGAGCGGAGAAGGCCCCATCTACACCGTCTATGACATGGACGGGCGAGTTCTCGATACGGATGTCGATCCCACGGTTGCGCCGCACTCGCACAATCGGCCTGACACCGGAACGATGGACGGGGCCCAGTTTGGCTTTGCAACCATAACCAATGGCGTGCTCCAGATCCTTCAGGCAAACGAAATCTGGAAGCCGCCGGTGTAATCGATGCTCGCCACGATCACGAAACTGACGGTAGAATCGGCAGACACGATGCGAGCGCACTGGACGGCGCCAGCGGCCACGGCATCGTCGTGGCTCTTCGTCGACGGCGTGCTCCAGATCGGCCCGTACCTGCCTGGCGCGGCGGATCGGTCTGTCGTTGTGATAGTCGAGAGCGGTCGGACGGCGCAGATCGAGATTCACGACATGCTGGTCGGTGAACCGACTCCGGCGTCCACGCACGAGATGCCTAACGTCCTACCGACGATGAGGTGGGCGCGGCCGGACGATGCCGACATGTACCGGATATATCACATCGAGCCTGGCGAGAATGAGGTTCTCGTCCTCGAGTCCGCAGCGGCCGGTTTCGCCGATCGCGCTGAACTGAAATGCCCCGTCCGGCTCGACGGCCAGGGCGGAGCGTGGCACTTCCTCCGCGTCGAAGCCGTCGACGAGTCGCGAAACGAATCGACTCGCGCCGCATGGGCCTACTACGTGATGGAGCCTGGCGCTCCAGTGTCTCTTTCGGCAACCGACGGCAGTGCGCCAGGGCTTTTTGACATCACCATAGGAGTATGACGACATGGCAACCCCAACAACGGATACACTTCGCGCGTACTATCCACACAAGGACATCGCGGCGGACGGCAATCCGGTCACGACCTATGTAGCCGACGCTGGATGCACGACGACGGCGCTCGTCGACGCGGCGCTGATCGAGGGCGATGACTACTGGAACGGCGGCGTCGGGGTGTTCCTCGGCGACGTGACGGCGGCGCTGGAAGGGCATTTCTTCCACGTCAAGGACTTCGTCTCCGGGACCGATACGATCGAGCCAGCGAAGCCGTTCCCGGCGGCACCAGCGGCTGGCGATTCCTATCGGCTCTTCCTCGGTGGTGGCTTCCGTAGCTCTCACGAGATTTTCGGGATGCTCGCCGGTGGGGTGTCGCCGGAGTTCGGCGCGGTGGTCGGGACGAACGTCACGGGGCTGACGATCAAGAAGCTCTCGCGGCGGCTGGGCGCGGGCACGCTCTCGCTCTTCTATGACCAGTCTGAGAATCTACTCTTCGCGAAGATGGACGCGGAAGCGTTTGGCGTCGGACTGGATGTGTCCGGTGACGTCACTGACGGCCACGTGTTCGCTGCGGACGGTCAGTCGTGGGTCCGCGTCGACGTTACGTCGGTTAGCCTCCCGGTTGGCGACGAGACGGACACGTTCACGATCGCGAAGCCGAGCGGCACCGTGATCCCTGATTACGAGGGCTACGAGACGGATTCGGCTCTCGCGGGAAAGACCCGGTATCGACTCGTCGTCGTGAAGAACGAGGACGGCGGTGGCGGCGTGATGGTCGGTGCTGGAGTTGGCGTCGCGAAACCGGCGGGCTCGGCCTCGGCGCTGGCGGCTGGCGAGAGCCTGACCACGGCGGCGGGGAGCTTCGATGTCGACGACGCGACAGGTTGGCCGACTAGGGGTTTCTGGCTCAAGAACACGACGGTAAACGGCGGAAGCGGCGACTGTCGCTACATCAACTATCGGTCGGGCGTCACGCTCGCGGCCTTCGCCGTCAACTGGGCCACGCTTGGATTCGACGCGGGCCTGCCGGCGGAGATCGTCCAGGGCGATCTCATCGAGGATATGACGAGCGGCGCGACGGCGGAAGTCGATCAAGTCACGCTCGCTAGCGGGACCTGGGCGGGCAGCAACGCGGCGGGAACGCTACTCCTGAAGGACGTTTCAGGCACCTTCGGAAACGACAACGGGATCAAGTTCCAGGGCGGCGCGCAGGTCGCGACGGCGAACGGCGCATCAGCGCTCGGGTTGCGCGGCTACACGGCCACGGCCTGGAGCGCGGCTGACGCGGTGGAGCTGATGCCCGATGTCGATATCGGACTCGGGACAGCAACGGTGAATGAGTTCGAGACGCCAGCGAGCGAGACGATTCAGCCGGACGGTGTGACGTTCTCCGTCGACGGCATTGACCTCGGACACATGGAGGACGGCGACATACAAGGTATCTGGTTCCGCGAGTGGATACTCAGCGGCCACCAGGCGCGGGCGAACGTTGACGCGGATCTCACTTTTTCCTGGAGCTAATACGTGCCAGATTGGACGGAGACATACGAAGCACCAAATAGCTTGTGGACGCCTTCAACGACTTCTGTAGTCGAGACTGTCCTTCAGAGTGTTCAGTACGAACGATCTGTTTCTGGTGTCGATTACGTGTTGTCCGGTTTCGCAAAGACAAACAATGGATCGCGTCAAACGAATCGTCAGTTTCTTGACTTTTCGTATTCTGCTGTCTCAGGGCCAGAAACCGGGCTTGTTCGGATCACGTTCTGGGAGCCGTATTACGACACTCTCTATCGTAGTGTGAACCAGCCACCAGCCAAAACGTACTTTGAGGATGAACCGATCAAGTTTGATTTTCCATCTGATGGTTCCGACTACTTCTCGATCATACGTGATTGTCTTTGGTGGATTCTGAATCGCTGGTACGCTGTGAAGGCCGGCGGATCGATGGTGATTGCAGATGTTGACGGTCGGTTCTGGTCGTTTGCAATGACTGTCACGTTGCAATACTTGATCTGGGATGTTCCTTTGGTCTCGGGGTGGGTCTTGGATTCGTCGCCGCCATGGGAAATATCATTTTCGAAGGCGTACAATCCGCAAGCGCGGGTTTACCTCAGTGTTGTGGGCTCGATTGCAGTTCGCTCTGAAGCGGAAACCGACATTCTCACAGTGATATCGACTAGACAGGAAGCGCTTTCAGGACAGGCGTTGACTTTCGACTACGTGAAGACGCCGCAGGAGTCGATCGTGGCGGCCAACTTGGACTCGCGGGCCGACACCGGGCATCCTGTCGCGCTCTCGCTCGACGCGCGGGCGAACGTGACTGCGGGCATCCCCGCTGAATTCGACTACCTGAAGACGATCATCTACGCGGGTCTTCCCGTTGAGCTCAACGCACGAGCAGGCCAGTCGGCACTCGTCCCGGCAGCCTACGACGCGATCAAAGATCCGCTTTACGCTGGCCTCGCGGCGGCGTTCGACTCGCGCGGTGAGGCGCTGGCGAGCTTCCCGATGGTGCTCGACACCTTCGCTCTGGTCCGGGCTATGCTCGCGGCCGGGTTCGACGCGCGTGCCGGGGCGCTGGCGGATGTCCTCGCAGCCTTCGCCGGCCGACAGTCGATGTCATCGCCAGCGGTACCGTCGGCGCACCACGCGATGGTAGTGCCAGGCTGGCACGTCGTCGCGCGAAACGCCGTCACTGGCGTGCATGTCACTCTCGGCTTCGTCAACCAGTCAGACGATCCGCCAGTGCTCACAGACGTGTCGCTGCCGGATGGTCAATGGACCCTCGAAGCGCGGCCGTCGGAATTTTTTTGGCAGGGCTGCTTGACGCGGCAAGTCACGCCAGTCATCATCATAGGCGGCGAGGTCTTCGCCTCTGGCCTCCCGTTCGTAGAGGATCTAGTCGCCGATGTGTCGAGCGGACTGACGCGGATCACGTGGCGAATCGCCGGCACCTACGACCTCGGGACTTTCGAGTTCGGGCTCTGGTACTCCGAGACGTCGCCCGTCGACACGAGCGGCGAGCCGGATGACACCTTCCCTTACTTCGTCGGCGAGAGTGCCTACCTCACCACTCGCCAGCAGACGGTGACGGAGTATGTCGCCGTCGCCGCCTTCACGGACCTCGCCCAGGGCCCCGTCGCCGAGCTCGAGCTGCCCTGGGACACGACACCGCCGGCGAGCCCACCCGACCAGTACGCATATCGCCAGTAACTATCCGGCGCGAATCACCGCGCCACGACACTAAGGAGATCGCCAACCATGAGAAACTTCGCATTCACGATCCTCATCCTGACGCTTTGCGTCATAACTTCCGGGCCGCTCACAGCGCAGCCGTGGGGAGGCGTCGCGACGCCATCGCAGCTCATCATCCCGGACCGGACGCCGACGACCACCGGTGAGGTCGCGGTCACCGGCGGCGTGCTATTTCTTCACGACGGCTCGACGCCTCGCGCCGTCATCACCTCGGATGGCGACTTCGCGACGGCTCAGAGCGACATCGAGACGCTGACGGCGCAGCTCGACGTGACGGATTCGGATCTCTCGCAGGCAACTTCGGACATCTCGACGCTGACAACCCGCGCCACGGCGCACGCCGCCGACCACCTCACCGGTGGCGACGATCCGATCGATCTGGCGACGACGACTGTCGACGGACTGATGCCGGCTGGCAGCGCGCTGAAAATCGCGCGGGTGCGCGGTATCGCGTGGTCGATGGACGCC